CTGGTTGAAATCCTATCTTTTGTAGCATAGTAGCTCATTATATCTGCTTTTTATTTAGATATCAATTATTTAAAACTTAGCCCTGTTATCAAACAAATCATGAATTTTTATACCAAGTAGCTACAACGTATCTTGTATTTTTTTTAACTTTGTTTACTCCATGCTTATAAAAAGTGCCATCAAAAAATAAACCCCTACCTAAAATGGGTTTAATAGTTGTGGTATCTTCATAGTAAGTTTGACCACCTTCAAAATTTTCATTTAAATAAACTATTGAAGCAAGAGTTGTTTCAGAACTTGCTGAATCAAAATGTAAATCTTGTTTGGAATTTACAGGCCACTTAACTATTTCAAACCAATCAATTTGACAATTAAACAACTTTGAAGTTTCTTCAAGTTTTTCTACCAAAAAATTAATTTTAGAATTATTTTTATTTAGTTTAAGAGGATAAACATCACGGAAAAGAAAAGATTTCTTTTCATTTTTTTTATAAAAATTAATTAAAAAATTACACTCCTTTTTTGATAAAAAATTATCAATTATTAAAGTGTGCATGTATTAATTATTTAATATACCCAAGAAACATAAGAATATCTTGTTCCTTTTTTAACTGGATCTACTCTATGAGGGTAAAGAAAATTAGAAGGAAATATTAATAAGTCTCCTGTTAAAAGTTTAATTTCTTTATCTTGAAACATTATAAACTCTCCTCCCTCGTAGTTTTCATTTAAAGTTCCAACAATACTTAAAATAGGTATACCTTTTATTTCACCGTCAAACAAAGAGTGTATGTGATCGCAGTGTTCTGCCATTTTTTTAGTTTTTGAATAACGATTAAATCTTATTCTTGAATAACCTTGCCAACCATTAAACCAATTAAATTTGTAATCTTTTATATAACTATCAATTGCCAACCATAATTTTCCCATAATAATTTTTGAATCTATACCTTCATTATTTATGTTTGTTGATACTTCTAGTTCTTGTTCTCCAGACCTATCTTTAGATATGTTAGTTTTTACATCATAAAAAGTATGTTGTTGCCATTTTAGTTTTTTAATTTCTTTTATGGTTTTATTACAAATATCTTTACTTAAAAAATTAGGTATTCTTTTTATATAAGAATTTAAATTTTTTTTCATAATTAATCTAATATAAGTTCTGTTAAGTCACGATCACTGCCAACAGTCCCTTTAATAAAAACATTAAAAGATAAACTTATTCTAGTATTTTTTCCTTGTTTAGTTTCAACCATATGAGCTAAAGAAGATGGAAATAAAAAAATATCTCCTGTTGTTACTGGAAACCACCATGATTCAGAATTAAATAAATTAAAATCTTTAATTTTAGGTTTTATGGCTTTATATTTTTCATCAAAAAATGTAATTTTATCTAACGATTCATGACAATTAATATAAAACACTCCTGATATAATTGAATTAGGATGTGCATGCTTATGATGATATTGATCTTTTTCAGTATAATTAAGCCAAGATTGTGTGATGTAAGGTGTAATATTATTTTTAGAAGATATTATTTTTTGAAAATAATCTTTTACTCTTAGCTCTAATTCTTTTTTTAATTTTTTAAATGGTTTTTCATTTAAAATATAATTATTAGCAGACGTAGTATTACCTGCATTTTTTGTAAATATTTTTTTATTTTTTTCTACTAACTTTAATTCTAATGATGTTAATTTTCTATCTAATGGAGATATGTAAACAGGTGTTGGAAATATCCCAACAATTTTTGCTTCTTTCATTTTTCTAATTATTCCATTAATTCTTGCTTCTTTCATTAATACTTTATTAAAGTATTTTAATCAGTTTGTAAAGTCCAAGATGTTGTTTCTTCGTCCCATAAATATAGATCGGGCACTGATTCACCGGTTGAATTATTAGTAAGGTTTTGTGTATAAGTTTGAGGATAAGGAATAGGAGGATCATATTTACCTTTTGATTCATCTAATATCCAAGAATCAAATGGTTTAGGTTGTATAAAACCATCTAATGCTTCATCATAAATAAAACCTTGTCCTGCATAATTTAGTCTAAAAGGTGTACCACCTAATTTATGTTCTCCATGCATTGTGTTGTACGAAGTTCTTTTACAAGTTTGTCCACGAAAATTACCATAATGTTCTTCCCAATCAACACCATCTTCGTTTTCATTTTTACCAACAATAACTTCTGTTACTACGTTGTTTTCATCTAAAAATGCATAATGTGCCATATTATTAACTCCACTCCACATTTCCAGTTCCAGCAGTGATAGAAGAAATTTTAAATCCACCTGATGCACCTGGAGTTGAAATAGTTAAACCTCCACCAGGATTTGCGATAGTAAGTGTATCTGAATATTTTATAATAACAATTCCAGAACCTCCATTACCTCCTTGGTTAGGTCCTGCGCCAGGTCCATTTCCCGCACCGCCGCCACCACCGCCGCCAGTGTTTGTTGATCCCGCTCCTCCGTGATTTTGCGGACCTGTAGATGGGCTGGAAAATGATGCGCCATTAGCACCGCCACCAGAGCCACCAGAGCCACCATATGCTCCACCGCCTCCTCCAGCTCTTGTAACTGAAGATCCTGTTATAGAATTTGCCTCACCTGATCCACCTGCTCCTCCAGCTCTTGATGAAGAATTACCACTACCGGCACTTCCGGCACTTCCAGCTCCACCGCCGCCACCAGCACCGTTGTTTGGGTTACCAGAACCACCATCATTTCCTTGTCCAGGAGTACCACTTCCAATATTATTGTCTGACTGACCACCACCAGAACCACCACTTCCTGCTAAAGGATTAAAAGAAGCAAAACCACCTCTACCTCCACCACTAGCAGTGACTGTAGCAAAAACTGAATTAGGTGCAAGGGGTGTGCCACCAGCACCTGCTGAACCAGCAGCACCTGCTCCCACTGTAACTGTGTAGGGCACGCCTGCAAATAATTCAAAACCTGAAGCCGATAGATGTCCACCAGCTCCACCGCCACCTCCACAAAAAGAGTTAAAAACTGCACCACCAGCTCCACCGCCGGCGATTACTAAATATTGTAATGATATTATTTTTTTTTGAGCACCTGAACCAAATCCTAAGATTTGATAACCAAATGATTTACCTTTTCGTTTTTGTATGTTTTTGGTGTGCTTACCTACTGTAAGTTTATTTTTTAATTCTCTCATGTCTAAATTCCTTATGCGTCGTTAGCTGCATCAGTAGTAAAGAATAATTTAACACCTAACAGTTTTGCATCTGCGTCTAAATCATCTGCTGACACGTCTCTTGAAATTTGAAAGAAAACATATTCATCTGTGCTAGGTGAGCCAGCTATTGTAACTGCTCCACTTTCTGCTGTTACTGCTAAATCGTTTGCTGTTCCACTCATTGCTTTTGCTGTAGGTGCGACTGCAGTACCAAACGCAGTGTTTAAATCTCCGTTATCTGCTAATGCAACTCCTTGTAAAGCCCATGATGTTGTTCCAGTGTCTGTTGAGTTTGCTGTGAAAAACGCTTGAAAAGTTACTGTGCCTTCGTTCCATGATTTAGGAAAAGCAACAGCAAACTGTGCGAATTCATCTGAAGATTTATCAAAATCTAAACTTTTAAGTTCAGGACCATTACTTAATTCTGTTTGAGCTAAGTCAGCGCAACCACTTGTTGTATTTGGATACATCGCTGAAGCTGGAACCCAAATAGTTTCTTTACCTGCAATTTTGATCGCACCAGTGTTGTCACCAGCATCTACTGCTTTAGCGACTCCAGTTCCATTAGGAGCTATAGTTATATCTCCATTAGCTGCATCTGTAATTGTAATCGTACCTGAGTTAGTTCCTGAATTTGTATCTAATACTAAATCATGAGCACCACTTGTTGTAAGTGTAGCTGCGGCTGCTCCTGTTCCAATTCTAGTTTCTCCAGTGCCTTTTGGTTTAATATGAACATCAACATTTGTTTCTCCACTTGCACCTATGATTGGTGGATTTCCTGTTGCACCATTAGTTACTTCTAGTTCATTTACTGCTGAAGATGTTGTTTGAAATATAATTTGTTCATTTCCATTTGCGTCTGCAATAAAACCTGCATCTGCAATTTTTGGAGCTGTTAAAGTTTTGTTTGTTAAAGTATCTGAGCTAGATGCAGTTATAAAACCTGAATCATCTATATCTGGATTAGTGCCATCATTAGCCGTAGCATAAACTAATTTTACATCACCAGGAGCAACAGTTATACTGTCTCCCGATCCTGAAACATATTTAAATACTACGTTTTGAGATCCACTTGTTGAATTTTTTAAAACATAAAATTGTTGAACATCAATAGGAATAGTTACATTTCTAGCTCCTGTTAACGATCCTGTAAATTCTATAATTCTGTGAGATAAAGTTGCACCTGTTGATCCATCAGAAACAGATAATGTTGTATCACCAGAATCAGATACAGCTTGAGTAGTAAAACCACCAGAAATTTGTTCTATAATTTGTAAATTAGTATTAGTCTTTGTTCCCCACGTACCGGCATTTTCACCAGTTGCTTGAAGTTCTACCCCTAAAGGTGTGTAAGTTGATGCCATATTTTATCTCCTATGCGACGTCACTATAACTTGTATTTGATCCAGTTGCAACAGAAGAATAACTTGTATTTGATCCTGTTGTTACACCTGTATACGATGTATTGGAGCCAGTGTCAATATTTGCATATGCCTGAATTCCAATAATACCTACACTAGACGTAATTTGATCTGTTGTCAATCCTTGAACTACATCGACTGGTGTTATTGCTCCTACACTTACTGTAGAAGATACTCCTGTTAATCCAACTACATCGGCAGGTGATATTGCTCCTACACTTACTGTAGCAGATACTCCTGTTAAATCTAATAATTCTATAGCACCTGTAGTTAACTCTCCTACAGAAGCTGTTGCAGAAACACCTGTAATTTGACTAGGGCCAAACTCTAAACCTAAAGTTCCTAAACTAGATGTTGCCGCCACTCCTGATATTGGTTCAGTGCTAACACCAAATGCTAATCCTAAAGTTCCTGCACTTACAGTTGCAGCCTCACCAGTTAAACTTACTGTGGGACTAATTACAAAACCAACACTGCCAACATTTGTTGTTGCTTCTTGACCCGATAATTCATATGCAAATTCTAATGTTGGTGATCCTACACTTGCAGTTGCTTCTCTTCCTACTAAAGGAATAACTTGATTAGGAGATTCACCCCAAGAATTATCATTCCAACCATCTCTACCCCAACCAACTAATGTTCCTGTGTAAGATAAAGTTGGTGTTGCAAATTCTGCTGATACACCCGTTACTGGCACACCTATTTCACCATCAACTTGCGGACTACCAACACTCGCTGTCATTGAGTGTTGTGCACCAATCATTTCTAATAGATACGTAAATTCTAATGTTGGAGATCCTAAACTTGCAGTTGCTTCTATGCCTGTAAGAGAAACAGTTTCATCTCTTCCTTCATTCCAATCAGCTTGACCCCAAGAAAGTCTTCCCCAACCTCTTTCGTTAAATGCTTCTGCATCGCCTAAAGATACTGTTGCTGATAAACCCTCAAGAGTTACTACTGGATTATGACTTTCTCCATAAGGTTCTTCACTCCAAGCAGCTCTACCCCAACCTACAGATAAATCTATTTCAACAGATCCTATAGAAGTTGTTGCTGATACTCCTGTTAAAGAAACTAATTCATCGTTGACTTGTCCCCATGAACCACCAGTGCTCCATAATTCAGCACCCCAACCTGTATTTAAAATTGTAGAACCACTCCATTGAGATTGATCCCAGGTTAACCGGCCCCATCCTGAAGTTACCGACATAATCGGCCTCCTATGCTATACGAATGATTGCGTTAGATGCGTCTGCTGTTGGGAATTGAATTGTAAAAGTTCCAGAAGAAACTGTTTTGTCACCACCAAATGCGATAACAGCCACAGCTTTATCAGATTGATCATCATTATAAATTAATGCACCATTAGCTGTAAAAGATGCAGAAGTGTAACTTACATCTGCAAAATCACAAATTGCAGTTGTTCCAGAAGTTGTTGGCGTAACACTTGTTAATGTTGCCCCGCCTGCAGTGTATGCAGTTCCAGAAGAGTTAGTGATTTCATTTGATGTTGAATAAGCTGTTGTTCCAGCTCCTAAAGATGCTGAACTAGTAAATAAAGCTATTTTAAAAGTGTCTCCACTTGTAGCTGTAAAATTGTGTGTACCAACTAAAATTTCTTGTTTGAAACTTGTACAAACTGCCGATGTTATTGCCATAATTTTTCTCCTATGGGTTTGCTGAGTTTACTGGAATACGAACAGCGCCATCAGTGTAGTCATCTCTTCGTCTTCTACCGACTTGCTCATTAGCAAACTTCTGTACCTCTTGTTTATACTTATTTTCATATAGTGTCAACATATCTATTGGACCTTTTAAAAATCCATATGTTTCTGATAAACAACAATATAGTAGCCCATTTGGAAAGTTAAGACTAATATAATTGGTATCATTATTTTCTAATAATGCAGGTGCTGCATTATAATGAACTCTAAATTTATATGTTTGATCTGGAACAGGAGCAAACATCATTCTACCCGATGTTGTATCTGATTCCCCCGTGGCACCACCAAACATGGCATAATACTTGGGTTGGCCTCTTTTTGCAGAAGCTGTTGAGGAAACATATTCTTGTAGATATGTTATATCTTTTTTCTCTAGCCATACATTAGATCCAGTTATAGCTGAAGTAGAGTCATAAACTTGTATTCCTCTGATAAATACAGCTCCACCTGGAGCATTAATTGTTTCTTGACCTACAACAAGATTACCCTCTTGTTGTTTTCTATCTGCATCAATGGGAACATCTCTAAAAATTCTATATTGTGCATTTAAAATAATATTTTCTAAAACAGAATCTGATAAAACATTAGAATCTGTTTCTGTATAACTTCTAATCTGTGTTTTTAATCCTGATGCACTTAATCCAGCCATTATTTAGAATCTCCTTTATGCTTCCTAAGTATTTTTTCCATTTTACGATTTACTTCATTTATTATTGGAAATCCTTTTTGTTCAACTTCTTCTTTAGAAGAAAACCAACTTTTAATTTTATTTATAATATATTTAATCATGCGGTTAACGTGACTGGTCCTATTGAACA